CTGGGGCGTTGAAAGAGTGCAATCTGCGCTGCATTTTGAGAAACATGTAATGGAGCACTAGGCGACGAGGTGCCGATTCCCACGTTCCCACTTGAGTCGATCCTGAGTCGCTCATTATTGCCGTTTGTATTAAACGACATATAGTCAGAAGTTTGATCGTACGCAATCTGACCTTTATACGCTCCAGTGTCTGAAGAGCTAGTGCTATCTGTAAATACGATTCTGCTATCACCGTCTGTGGCAGACCTAAGCTCAAGCGCCGTAGTGCCACTAGAAGTTGCGATAGAAAGACGCCTGTTAGTAAAAGCACCTGCAGTCGTCGTCCCAATCAGCACCCGGCCGCTTGAGTCGATGCGCATCCGCTCGCCGTCGTTGGTCTTAAATCGGATATTGTTTGAATAACGTGTGTTAATTGAAAGATCTTGGGACCCGTAGCTATAAATGTTTGTTAGGCTGTTTTGATCAACAAACCGAAGATCATACGTTGAACCATTTACTAACTTAAGTGCATTGCTTGATGCAGACTCAATGTTATAGGTGCCGCTAGTCGTACCAACCAACAACCGCCCCGAGCTATCAACAACAACGCGCTGCGTGCCGCCAGTTGTGATCGAAACCTCATCAGCCGCACTGAAGTACAGACCAGTGTTCGTATCTGTGCCGCTGTAAAAGCTTGGAGCGGATGCACTGCCAGCAGGGAACTTAACCTTGCCGTCTGCACTAATCAGACCAGTAACGCCCAGCGTTGAATCAAGCGTTGCCGCTCCAGTGACATCCAGCGTTCCAGGGACATCGATATTGCTGGTGAACTCAACGCCTGATCCAGCGGCATCGGTCTGCAATAGTTGGCGTGCAGTGCCATTCGCCAGCTTGCTAACTGCAATCTCTGCACTGGCGTTGATGTCAGCATTGACGATTGCACCGTCAGCAATCATCGCGCTGGTCACGCTGCCAGTATCGCCAGACGAAATTAGAGTGCCCGTGACGTTAGGCAGTGACACGGTGCGATCAGCCGTTGGGTCAACGACCGTTAGCGTTGTCTCAAACGCATTGTCCGTTGCGCCTTCGAATGTGATGACAGCGTCTTCACCCAGCGCCACTGTTCCAGTGAACGTTGGGCTGGCTGCACCAACTTTTTCACTATCAAGCTCTTCAATCGCAGCCTGAACGTTGGTCGATGCAATGTTGCCTGCAGCAGTAAACGCAACGTTTGATGCTTGCTGCGCAACCACCGTGCTTGAAACATCAATCTCGGTGTACGCCGTGCCCGTAGACAGCAGGAAGTCAGGCGGGTTCAGCGCAACAGTTGGAGCGGGTGACGTTCCAGTGCCAGCGGTGCTGACGACAACGTAGTAACCCTTATTGGAAGCAGAAGCGGCAGGCAGTGCGCTACCAACGACATAGCTGAGCGATGTGCCTTCAGAGGTAACAGTCGCCATCTTGTTGGTACTGGCGTTGTAAGTGCCAGCAAGGACGATCTCACCAACGCTGACACCAATTGGCTGCCAGACGTTTCCGTCCCAAATGAGAAAGTCACCCGAAATACTGTTGAGGTGACCTTGACCAATGAATGAACCACCTGCTGGCGTAGTTTCAGCAATCGTGGTCGTTGATTTGTCGCCCAGCTTGTCTGCCGTGACCGCATCGTTTGCCAGGCGGGCAGTTGGCAGAGTTCCGGTTGTGATCTTTGCTGCATCGAGATCAGGAACGTCACTGGCAGCTAATGCCTCACTTGCCGTGATGTGACCCTGAGCGTCAAAGGTGACCTTGGCAGCGGTCGCAGCACTCACACTGTTCGAGTGGTTGATTGCACCTGCACCCGTAACCTCAAGACCTGAGCCAGGCTTGACTGCGCCAGTCGCAGAAGACGTTGCTACTGGGACATCACCTGCAACAATCGCTCGACCGCCAGTGATCAAACCATTGGCGTCATATTGAACAAGATGGTTCTCGCTTGTTTCTGCAGTGACACTGTTGTTGACGGTGATTGTTTCACCAGACATTGCCAGGCCATTGCCATTGACAATGACTCCACCCTTAGCAGAACTGCTTGCAGTCGGCAGATCCGTTCCAATAATCGCCCTGTAGCCAACCGTGCCACCAGATCCAGTCGGGCCAGCAAGGAACTGCGCAGCTGATGATGTATCGTCCAGCGTCGTGCTGACGGTAACTGTGTCACCACTGGTGGACGTGGTGATATTGACGATGCCGCTGGTGCTGCCGTTAACGACGTTGATCGAACCAGCGCCTTTGACTGAATCCCAGGCAGACCCGTCCCAGATGTAGATCTTGTTGTCGTCGGTATCGAGTGCAATCTGACCTGTGAAGTCGCCCGAACCAGGCAGCGTTGACACCAGCGTCACGCTGGAGTTATCGGCCAATTTGGCTGCCGTGATCGACGAATCAGCCACTTTGGCTGTGGTGATGCCAGCATCGGCAACAGAAGCCGTAGCAACGCTTCCTGCTGAGAACAAAATCTTCGCGCTTGGAATCGTGCTGTTTGAAATCAGCGTTACGCCGTTTGCAATCAGATCACTGACTGTCAGCTTCTTAGTTTCACTCGCGCTGTCGTCAACAACAGCAACCACGTCTGCGGCAACCAGATCAGCCCCCGCAAGGCTGTTAAGGGCACTGATCTTAAGGTCAGCCATGAAACCCTACGCATGAACCACGATGGGTTCATCATAGAGCTGGGATTAGGTCGATTCCAGCAAGACCGCGTCAGTTGTGCCCTGCTCCAACAAAATGTCGTCTGTGTTCTCCTGAAGCAGCTTGCCTTGCACTTCAAGGTCCATGCGAATCTCGATCTTGCTTGTGGTGATGAAGTCTGCAGTGATCTGCACCATCTGATTTGGGGTGAACTGCACAGCGCAAGCAGTCAAAACACCACTCACCTCATACCAAACTGCGTCGTTGTTCGCGTCTGAATGATTAGCAGGGTTGTAGCCAGAGGTCTTGATGTAAAAACGCCCTTTGAAAGTGCTGCCTACTTTTGTGCGGAGCACAAGCTCAAGGAGGTAGTTGGGCAGCTCTTTAGCAGTGTCTCCGGTGTACTCCCACTCGCATGCCATTCGACCAGAGCCGGACATCAAAGTACCAATACGGTTTCTGAACTCATCCGATAGTGTTGTGACATCAACAGTCTCACGTTGAGTGTTTAGCTCATAGCTTTGAACCCGACCAAGGACTCGATATTCACTGTTCTGAACGACAACCTTGATTGGAATATTATTCCCAGGTGTGGCCAAAGCGGTTGCATTGGTCGTCCCTCCGACCACTGCATGAGCAAAAGTGTCATAAAGACGAATGCCGTCTAGCTCGTCGACGTAGATAAATTTTTTGACACTCGTCTTGGTGTAGCTATCAATAAAATCAAGGGCAGAACCATCTGTGCTGGTAATTTCAACTTGATCACCAGTGAGAAGCTGGCCATGATCAAAGTCGAAGCTGAAACGCTTTTTTGTTGCGTTGACATCTGACGGGTTGATCGTCGACTGCAGGTCGCTTCCATCAAACTCACGCTTGAGTTCAACCTCGCCAAAAGTGCCTAGATAAACACTCATGAGATTGTCACCGTAGAGAGAGCCCCAGTGCCTTGGAAGCTGACCTCTGCTCTTACGATGTCACCAGTCGCAGCACCAATACTTGCACTAGTGATGTAGGCAGTCAGCTTGATGTCGTTGTTATCCGCTCCATCAACCCAACGAAAGGTCAGCTCAACGGTGTCGGAGCTGCTAACGCCAGTCGTGCCGGTCTTGTAGAGCTTGTTCAGCAGATCAGTTGTATTGATATTGTTGCTGCTGTCTTTGTAATACAACAACGTTGCGCTGCCGCTATAGCCAGAAATTCCTGGGGTGTAACTACGAATATTTTCGTTGAGCGTAGTGGTTTCAAGAGTTTCTAGATTTGCCTGCAGCTGAAAACTCACAACCTTGGCGAGGGTCGTGCCAGACAGCTGCATTACGCCATCTCTGCCGGTGTAAACCTTTGCCATTACGCCACCGCTCGTAATGACACTGTAACGCTGCTAATACCTGGACGCACTGCCTGCACCTGTGGCTCAGCCTCATAACGCCATTTCGTGCCTGCTGGGGCATCTAGGGTTGAAGCCGTTCCAGACCAGCCCTCAAAAACGGCTGACGGCAACGTGAATGTGCGGAACGTGCCCAGCTGGTCGCTGTAATCGTTCAAAAACGATTCAGCATTAGCATCAGTCACGTTTGCGTAGGACAAGCTCAGTTTGGCGTTGACACGCCGTGATCCATAAAGGATCCGTACCTCGGCCCCAGATTGTGAGTTATAGGTCTTGCTGGGAAAGTTCCCTGGTGTGAACTGACGGCCTGTTGGCGTCAACGACGGAAAAGCCATCACTCAAGCACCGTAAAGTTGCCCGGCGTCAAAACG